ACTTACTCAAAGAAGTACTCTCAAAAGGCGATTTACCTGATCACCCCGTACCTAGAGACGAACATTACGCTGCTGCTCGCGCAAAAGCTCTATCCATGCTCGCTCCTCCCTACAAAGTACGACCTGTTCATTTTGCTGACCTCAGATACTATCCCTGGAAATGGAAACCTTCCGCTGAAGCTCCATACACTACGGACCCTATGTATCACAAGATGCTCGTCACCCGCTACCACGCTGGCGAAATATCTGACACTCGCAAGAACTTCCGCAACCTAAAAGATATCATATTTATCAAATCACGCGAAGAACTTCACAACATCAAACATCGAACCAAACTAATTGGCGAAGATCTACAATACCAGTATTACATGACTATCCATGCTAAACCGGTGCTTACCAAAGCAACAGATCCTCCTAAAGTTCGACTTATCTACGGTGTTCCCAAGCTCCTCATTTTCGCTGAATGTATGTTCTTTTGGCCTATCATTAAGTATCACAAGTATGCTCACCGTACAATCACTCCATTGCTATGGCCCTACGTCACTATTCTTGGCGGATGGCATCGCATGAACTACGACCTCTGCAAGAAACTCTATTTTCAGACGTTTCTCACAGTTGACTGGTCTGGTTTTGATTTTCACGCCCTCTTTTCTGTTATCACAGATCTCCAGCTAGACTGGCGAACTATGTTTGACTTCACTAATGGCTACATCCCCACTCAAGACTACCCACATACTACCACTAACCCTGAAGAACTCGAAAACCTCTGGAACTGGATGATCCAATCACAATTGGCTCTACCCTTCACCATGCCCAACGGCTCCAAATGGATCCGCTTACATCGAGGCATACCCTCAGGTCTCTTCACCACACAATGGCTCGACTCACACTACAACCTAGTTATGTTACTCACTATTCTATCAAGAATGGGATTCGACATCACGAACATCTGGATCAAAGTCCAAGGCGACGATTCAATCTCCGCTTTTAAAGTGTTCATCCCCGCGAATCAGCACGACAGTTTCAAACTCGAATTTGAACATCATGCACAACATTACTTCGACGCAGTCGCTCGCCCCTCGAAGACCGAGATCTCCAACTCACCCCAAGGACTCGAAGTCTTAGGATACAAGAACGCCAACGGTTTACCTACCCGCTCATGGCACCAACTTCTTGCTCAACTACTTTATCCCAAGTCTCGAAAACCTACCTACGAAACACTGATGGCCCGCGCTATCGGCATCACCTATGCTGACTGCGACCAACACCCAGAAGTACGACGTGTCTGCAAAGACATTTACGACTATCTATACAATCTTGGCTACAAACCAGATCCTGCCGGCCTCTCTAACGTTCCTTTCTTTATCGAAGAAGGCGAATTAGAAATTGACCTCAGTCACTTTCCGACTTCACTTGAAATCACTCGCTATCTACGATCTTTTCACCAATTCTCAGACGAAAACGCTCGCCGTTTTTGGCCTCCTCACTTTCTCTCTGACCATTGAGTGTCTTACCGTTTAAGATATGTTCTTTCAATATTTTATTTAAACTCACAATAAA